AAGCATATCTAATAATTGATATGCTATATCCAGTGCAGTGTTGGCACCTTCGTACCCATCGTGTATTACTTTATCTTCAAAATGTTTAAGATGTGTATTTGCCTCTTCGTCTAACTCAACTTCGTCGTTAATTGCTCTTCGTACATCAGCTAACTTATGAAAGCCTACCTGCCTTTTTCGAGTTATACGTGGGCCTCTGAATTTACGTTTTTGTTTAATATTAAGAATTAGTTCATCAATCTGCATTTTCTAGTCTCTTAAGAGCGTTACTAAATCTCTCTATTTTCCCTGTACGGATTGCATTTAAAAATTTCTTCTGTAATCTATCAGCCACATCCGCGTCATAATTTTTCTCTAATAATTGCATAACATTATTAGCACTTACAATAACATGACTTGCTCTGTTTTCAACAATTAACTCTTTATTTTTATCAGGCAAAATATTATCAATTTCAGTTAATATACTCTTTATTTTCATTGATGCACAAATCCTTTCTAATATTTATCTAAACTAACTTCTTTTCACCGATCCAGTTTATTCATATTCGAAATCATTTTACGAATATCTGCGGATTTGGTTTCAACAGGTTTACCATTTACTTCTTTATCATCGGTAACAGAACTTTTCCTAACTACATTCTGATACAATACCTCTGATGCTTGCTCTTCCTCACCCTCAGGCAGATCGCTGATTTTCAAACTTTCAATGTCAAACTGTAAATCGACACGTTGGCCGTGGCCACTACTACTTCTTGTTTTCATAAATTGTATCTGATATCGTCCTCGCTCTCGCATTGGTGCACTTGTAAAAATACCTAACACATTATCTGCGGTTTGTACTTTACTTAATCCACCTGCAATATGCGAATGATCAAATTCAATCTCTTCTACTGCCGTTCTATTTAATTGTGATGCTGTTACTAATAACGTATCTAACTCAACTGCTAAATTACGCAACTCTTCGGCAACATATTTGTCTTTAACAAACAGATCGCTCGGACTTACCCGTTTATCATTAGGCATCATTAAATCTAAATAATCAATAATAACTGCTTGCGGTTGCCTACCACTCTGTATCTCATACTCTTTTAAATATGATCTAAGTTGCCCAGCATTAACACCACTTGGCAAATATGCTATTTGCATTGCACCCGCTTGCTTAGAAAGCAACTTAACCTTTAACTCAACATCTTCCAAATTTTTAAATAAACTTCGACTACTCATACCGGTTGCCATGCTATCTATTCGCATAGCAACTAATTCTTCACTTAATTCAAATGTAAAATAAATTACATTCAATCCGAGAGTTGACCAATTTAATGCAAGATTCTGTAAAAATAAACTCTTGCCTGTGCCACTGCCGCCAGCAAAGATTGATAACTCGCCTTTATTAAAACCACCAAACAATTTTTTATCAATTGCTGTCCAGCCTGTACTTACTTGCCCATTGTTATCCTTTAAAGACTTCAGTCGTGTTACTGGATCTTCATAATAGTCTGTGCCGAGGCTTTTTGTTAAACCTACTTCACTTGCTTCTTTTACACGTTTTTCAACAGAATAATATTCACCTTTTGTAATATCATCTGCACTTTCTAAAATCGCTTTTTCTAATGCTTTAAATTTTGCAAAATCTTGATACTCATCTAAAAACCATTCCTTATGCTGAGCAGTTACATCTGTGTTTGCATCAACACTAATGCCTGTTTTTGCTTGAATTTGTTCAGCAGTCGGCAAATCATTATACTTCTCTGCGTGTTGAGTAATTAAGTCTACTGCTGGCCTTAATTTATTATTAAAATATGCTGATACAACAATACCTTGTACTCGTACATACAAGTCCTTGTCGCTAATTAAAAAACTCAAAAATAGTTTTTGTAAATCTTCTGTAAACTCTTTCGCCATCTATCGTGTCTCAACTAATATCTGATGTACAAAATGTGGATCTTGAATTAACTTGCGTTCAATGTGCCGCAATACTTTCCACGTTGGTAATCTTTTATTACGTATCTGTAAACCTATTGATCTCAACATCTCTTGTTCTTTAAAATTTAAAGTCAAACCGCAACTATTATTCTTTTTACTAGGCGTCGGTTTATCAATATCATCTATTATATCCATAATTTTCTTATTATCTTCAGATAATTTATCTACTTGCTGTTGAAGTTCATCTATTCTTCTATATAAATCACTAATCTGGGACATCTATATACTCCTTTTTAATACATTAATTTTCACTGGTGCATTTTCTTTTGCATCTATGATACTTTTTAATGTAAACAATCTGCCATACTTTTTAACAGCATCTGCCACATCTCCTATTTCTTTATCCCACTCTGGGAAACTAACAGACCATCCATGCTTAATTGCACTTGCTATTAATTTTTTACCAGGTTGATCTCTATCTGGTACTAAAATAATTTCTCTATTAAAACCATTTAAATATTCTGCTTGTTTATTTGTTACTTGCGAACCCAATAATGCTATACCATCAATACCAATTGCATCAAATGGTCCCTCAACAATTATAGCATACTTTCTTTCCTTTGTAAATAGTTGGTCAACATTAAACAAATAATCTCGTTGTACTTTAACATAATACTTCGGTGTCGTATCTTTGTTTGGAGCAATGTGCCTTGTTATCCATCCTACTATTTCGTCCTTACAATAGCAAGGAACAATGATACGTTTATTTAAATCCATATACGAATCGGGTGACCAATAAAACTCCCAATTTTCATAAATGCCTGCTCCTCGTGATTGTAAATATGCCAACACATCAGTATCTGCATTTTCGGATATACGAACGGCACCTTGCGGCAATGCAATTGGTTGCCAATTTAAATTTATTGGTTTAACTGGTTCTACAACCGTGTCATTGTCCTTCTCTTTAATACTTTCTATTTTTAATTTATTAACATCCGCATCATCAAAACCTAATCCTACTAATAAATCAACAAATTTCTGTCCTAAAATACCACCTTGATGAAATCCTGTTGTATATCCACAGTTAAAACAATGATACGCAATAGCACCAATTGTACTAAAATTAAAACCGCCGCGTTTTCGTTTATCAGGCCTAAGTTCGCCCATACTGGTGCACATTGGACAATTCAATGATTGCCAACCACTCGGTGTAGTTTTTCGACCAGCTAGTCGAGACAGAATTAATGATTGTAGTTTATTAATTAACACTAAACACTATTTTAACTTCTAATTAGTATTTTGTCAATCGTTCCTGTATTACTAGCATCTGGTACATGAACAAATCTAAACCAATTTGTTGTTATATTGAAATTAAATGGATCTATACCTGTTTTTGTTGCGTAGTTATTGTATTCAACAAGACTATTGTCAGTGTGTAAATCTATAACAAACCAGTTCGTCGGTGAAGTTAAATCGTGGCTACCTTCAGCATATACTTTACCAGTATAGTCTGTTAAATATATTGCACATGTATGCAATGACGATTGGTATCCTCTGTTCGGTGCGGCTGTTACTGCGTTGCTTTCATACCGCAAACCATTAAGTACAAATGATGTAACTTCTAATGATTTGGCCGGACTTGGCAAAATACTATCTGTCAACTCGATTGTACCAGTTGCGCCTTGTGCTAAATCAGTATATAGCATACTATCATCGCCGTTGGTGTCTGTTACCGTAACACTATACTCATAAAAACCTGGATCCAAATTAGTCGTGTCGCCCCAACTAAATATTACATCAAATGTACCTTTAACTTCATCACGGACTATAGGATCCTTTCGAAGTACTAATGCACCTGTGTTAGCATCAATAATATTAACCGACAACGTTAATCCACCAAGAGCTGCTAGCCGGCGGGCATCATCATAAACATTAAAAGTTATTTTATCATCAATTCCTTTATGAATTTTAATTGTATCGTTATACATTGGTCCTTCCATTCGTTGGCCATTATTCGAGATCGTTAACTTATATGTTCTCTTGTAAATGTAAAGATCTTTTATAGCCATTTTCTAAATACTCTAAAATATTTATCTATAATAAGTAATAGTAATGATCGAGGACGAATCCCATATAATCGAAAAATATCCATTCTTAACTGGTATTAAATATGCTAACAATGAGATAATAGGAATTATACAAAACCACAATTCGCAAATCACCAGTATCTATTGCTTTGACTTATTGCTTGACGAAGAAGAGAAAAGGCGATTCCTTATGACTGGAGAGACATGGTGGTGGGAAAGTAATCGAATAACACCCATTAATTTATTTTTACCAAGAGAAATTGAGCGGTTTAGATATTGTTTAAAAAATTATATTAGCAAAGATGTTGAATTTCTGTTCGGTCCTATTACAAGCCTACATAACATTATACGAAAACGAGTTAAAAGACGAACGGTTCAACTAATTCGCAAACCTTCTTAACTGCTGGCTTTTTCTACAATCAAGTTTAATTGCACTGCAATCGCCAACGCATAGGACACCGAATGTGCTTTCTTAAAATAATAACCTTCCTCAGGTTTTATCCAAACTTCCTTCATCACCTTTTCCCAACTTTTACCTAACAGGTATCGTTTTGCTGGCCGGATGATTGCCAACACGGCCGCCAATTGCTCTATAGTAGTTGGTTTCATTTGGCTCACTATATCATAATGATTATGTATATGAAACAACTGCTCAACAATTTCTTTATGTTCTAATAATTCCCAAACCGGTTTAGTATCTATTAGCCTATGTAGATGATCATTATCAATAACATCATTATACACACTTACATTCAGCAGATCCAATTTAAAATAGCCACGTAACTCAGCATCTTTATAATTAATACTTGCTACATTGGCAAATGGATTAACTGGTATATCATTAAAATATACACCTGTATTGTGTTTCTTCTCGCCGTCGATGCTTGCTGGAATATGCTTTAATACATTTAGAACATCTTCTCGATTTTTAAGATCAATATCTATGTCAGGTAATTTCATAAGCCTGCTTCTGTTAAAATAGTACGAACAAATGTAACTTCATCTTGATTATTTTGAAATTTCTTATACCAGAAATTTGGATCCAATGCGTCAGCAACTAACCCCATCTGTTCATCACTTAATCTGTTTAACGCAGACTGCCCTGCTTCACAATTAAATACCACCCAGGGAGATAGCCGGCCTGTTCTTACCCAATATGTAAAAATGTTAGGACCAACATCTTTAAAAAATGTCGTCCAGTTTTTCTTTTCTCGTTCACCCCATCGATGCATAAACTTAATACTTCGTTCTAGTGCTTCGTTTGCAGACTCATTGATTGTATACTCTCTCACAAACAACTCGTAGGCACCGTCTTTGGCCCAGTCGTCTAACTTTAAATTATGCTTAACAAGCCAATCGACAAATATTTCGTGTTGCAAACAATTTACATCCTTTGCAAACCTTCCGAACTTAATGAACCCGAGATAAAATTGGGAAGTACGAAAATCATCAAATGATTTTTGCTTTGGTTTAATTGCCGTAGAGTTTAATTCATGAAATCGCTGAAATGCTCTGAATCCAAGTTGTACATGTTTTTCATTTTGTGCAGTATGCCGACGCTTTTGTTCGCACATATGAGCACCTAATGTTTTTACACTCTTAAATTCTCTATTACAAAATTTACATTTAAACCCATCAGGTTTTTTTCTTTCTTGATTTTCCATCAAAGATATCAGAAATTTGTTTGTCGTTGTATCCCATTTCTTTTGCAAGATTCCGGAAGTCATCTTCTGTGTTTAATTCCTTTAATAAATTTAATTCATCGTCGCTTATGGTCGGGTATACTTCTAATAAAAATAAATCAATTTTACTGTCTTTTACTCGACTGTTAGGTACGCCAACCCATTGCTTATAGTATTTCTCATTACCCAGGCCAATGACACTTAAAAGTAACCATTGCAATTCAGGGTGATCACTTATGTCACTATAGTTGCGATTGCATAACTCATTTACAAATAAAATATAATGTTCTTTATTTTTAATCGGACAAGTTGCCCAACGATGTATCATCCAAAAATTCATAGTGCTACTTTTTTTAGATTCTACTGGTAACTTGTTATAAAAATTTCTATCCTTCCGTCCTATAGCAGGAAGAATTTCTTTAAACATATCTACTTTCATATGATAATATCGCCAATATCAATTACATCAGGTATTTTGGTAGTCTCTTTTACAAAATAACCGCATAATGGATTATGCTTATCCTCTAGCGGCATTGTTAGCACATGACCAAATTTTAATTTAGGAAAATACCATTTGACTTCTACAAATACATTAATAATTTGGATCGGCTCCCATGTGGGCATATAACCTTGTAATGGATTATAAAGTAATGTTGTGAAACCTCTATCGTTTAAATTAACTAAAGGAATAACTTCCATATCACCGAGGCCGGGTTCACCTATTAACACACTCCAATCCAATGGCATCTGCACTTGATGTGGACCAATTTGTAATACTACTGCTGGTGTGCTAAAACTTTCTAAGAATATTAGCGGTAAAAAATAATAATCAATAAATGTCGGATCGGTTGTATCTAATACACAATACCGTACATCATCAATTACATCAGGTAAATTATTTAAACTATATGTCTTGTTATCTATTGTTAATATTTGCATTTATGACCTTTCTATTATTATACAACAAAACAAATCAAGTTGCAACTTATTAAATCAAGTTGCAACTTATTTATAAGAAATTTTTTCAATATGAAAATCATACTTGGCTTCACGGTAGTACTTTTTTCGTGTTGTCAGATGTCGTTTACTATATTTACAATTGCTAGTAATATCCCATATTTGAACAAAGTCTTTATCATGTGCTTTACG